CAGGTTTCAAACGTACCAGAACAAAGCATCAATGACGCTTTTCTAATTATGTAGTACCCACTTTAAGACCGGCGCTTCGCCCGTCCCAGCCGCCATTTGCGACCTTTCCCGACACTCGGAAAGTGTCAAGGCGTGAGTAATTCGCTGCAAATTTACGTCTTTTTAATATATCTCGCCGCTTTCCCCCTATGTTTTTGCAGAGTAGCCGCAAGAAATTTTTTCCTTTCCCCGAGCAAATAAGGGGGGCAGAACGAAATGTAATGCTTCCCTTTCTTGGTAAAACGAGGATTTAGTTTGATTTATAGAGAGTTAGTAGAATATTAGTGTCGGTGAGGTGGAAAAACGAAATGTGACATTTGGGTGACATTCGCGTTACATTCGGCAGCGGTTTGAACGGTGTTTGAAGGGGGAAATGTTACATCAGGGGATGGAAGGAGGGAAAAGCGGGCGTTTTGGCGTGTTTTCTGCGTTCTGAGGGCGTTTGTTCTCTTCATTGGTGGTTTGCCTAAGAGGCGTGCCATGGCGGCTGAGATGGACACTTTTATTGTATCCTCTCCCGAGTAAAATTTTATGTCTGATTATTCTATATAATTATTATTTGGTATATTTGCACAAAATTTCAAAGAGTTATGGCAGACACTAAGGTTATTTGGGTTCATTTAATTTGGGAGAAGAAGGATTACTTCTTTGGAAGCATTTCGGCCATCTATGACGTGCTTACGGAGCAGCAGGTGGGTATCACGAAGAGCAGCCTACTACACGCCGGCATGGGCGATGGAAGCAGCAAGATAACGAAGCGTGCGCTTATCAAGCAATCGCGGCTTATACGTACAAAGAAGAAATGCTAAAACGTTGATTTAACGAGGTTTGAACGATTTTTGAACAGTACAGAACGCCCGTCATGGTATTTTGAGTGCCATGACGGGCGTTTTTTCAGTATAAAATTGAGGAAAAACGGGTTTGGGGTTGCACTTGGGGTTGCTTTTGGGGTTGCATTTTAAGCATTGCAAAAACGAAATGTATGCTGGAGGGGTTGCATTTGGGGTTGCATTTTACAGTGTTTTTTTTCGTTTTCGACCCCACAAACTTCCATTTTTCAAGCGAAAAACGGCTATTTTCGTATTTTTCGAGGGGTAAAATTACATGTCGGATCGTTTTCGCAGCACACTATTTGGCGTAAAGTTCTGAAAAAGCGCAAGTTTCCTCGTTTATGGAGAAAGTTCATGGTACAAATCAACTATTCCATGCGGATAAGACCAAGAACAAGTGCAACAGCATTAATTTCTGAACATGGCAATTCAAACGGGTCGTACTCTTTGTTATCAGACACGATAAGCACATGGTCTTTGTCGCTTCCTGGTTTAATGCGCTTGATGAGTGCTCCTTGTTTCGTATCGAGCACATAGGGCTTATTCCATTGAAAGAACAAGCTTTTCAACGGTATCTTTTGGCAAGCTACAATATCTCCAGAAATGTAGGTAGGATACATGCTATTTCCTTTGATAGGAATAAGGAAGTCAGCCCCTTTGAATGCAGGCACAGTGTATCTTTCACATTCGTACTCAAGGATGCTTGTTTCATCTGTTAGAGCACCAGCCATCGCGCTAAGTGGTATTAGAGGTATGCTACCTATCAATTCATCTGTTTGGTGTGCCAGGACCGCATTTTCTACATTTTTTTGTTCTTTTTCTTGCATGGTGGCGAAATATATTGTATTTTTGCAGCGAGTTCAATACTTGAACGCTCGCCAAAGATACGAAAATTGCGCGAGGTAACAATAAAAACCAAATGACTATGTGCGAATTAAAAGAATGGAATGTGCATGCCTTAATTAACAGGGTAGCCGATATGCTTATATCGGACGGCGTAAGTTTCAGTTTCGACGCAGATGAGGGTATTATATTTTCTGCGCCGGATTATTATGCGGAGTATTTGAATAAGCGGCTGGGGCATGTTGTTACGGAGTACGAAGTCGAAACAAACTAATACAATATATAATTATGAAGAAGAAAATAATCGTTGAGCACGGAGAGCAGGTGGCAATCGCCAAGATATTGGGTTGTACGCCTGAAATGGTATGCCACGCGCTGGCATTCCGCAAGGAAAGTTTCCTTGCCCGGAAGATACGCAAGGTCGCCATGGAGCGCGGCGGAGTGGAAATAGAGTTAGGAACAACGCAAAAGCAAAGGATTGTATGAAAAAGGAATTGAAGAACCTGCTCAGATGGTTCGGCAGCCTGTCGCTGCTTCATAAGGCGTATGTGGTGTATTGGCAAGTGAGCTTCGTGCTACTCCTCGGGGTGGGCGAATGCAGCGGCCTGTTGGCGTGCCTGCTTGTAACGACGAACTTCTGCATTGCGTCGCGTCTGCTACGTCGCGTGCCCTGCGACTTATTGGACGAATAACCTATCAGAGTGAAAGGACGTGGAGTACTACAAGAAAATATTGTGCGTGAGCTACGAGGAACTAACAGGCGGCGACGACCCGGTAGTTAAGCAGGGAACTTTCAAGTCCCTGCGCCACCGTGGTCATGTCAGCATGGCTCTCCGTGGCGGCGGCGAGGGCAGAGAAGCCCTGATTGTGTACGCGTCCCTCCCTGAGAAATACAAGGCTCGGTTTGTTGCCAAATACGGCGACCCAGCCGAGGTGCTGAAAAAGGAACAAATGAAAAGGCAAATGGTAATTGACATGGCAGCCCGGGAATGGTACGAGGCGTTTGAATATGATTTGAACGGCGTTCGGACGCATCTCGACAGTCGCCTGATTGACGAATACGTGCTGAATGCCTCTGTTCTGAACGCGCTCATAGCGGAACTGAACGACAGGGTGGCCTTGTCAAAGGCTCTGAACAACAAGCGCGGCGACCTGTGGGCAACGGTTGTAGCCACCTGCGAGCGGCTGAGGGAAATTCACGGCCACACACTGCCCGCCAACGCCTCCCGTTTGAGAGGCAAGATGGCCGACTATCGCCGCGATGGCTATGCTGCCCTCATAAGCGGAAAGATTGGTAACCGCAACACGGCGAAAATTACGGAGGAGGCCGGCCGTCAGATTATCGCGTTGAAGCGCAGCAGAGTGCCGGTGCTTACGGACGCTCAGATATTTGCTGAGTTCAACCGCATCGCCGCGACCAAAGGCTGGAAGCCTCTGAAGAGCGAGCGTTCACTACGCCAATGGCTGGCAAGCCCGGAAGTGGAGCCGCTATGGTATGATGCCGTTCATGGCGAGCGTGCAGCCCATCAGCGGTTCGACCGCAAGCACCGCACGGTGCTACCCTCGCTGAGGGACAGCCTGTGGTATGGCGACGGCACGAAGCTGAACCTGTATTACCGCGACGAGGAGGGGAAGATGCGCACCATCAACGTATATGAGGTGATTGATGCCGCCACCGAGGTGCTGCTTGGCTACTACATAGGCGAGAGCGAAGACTACGTGGCGCAATACCACGCCTACCGCATGGCAGTGCAGACGAGCGGCCACAAGCCTTACGAGATAGTCTACGACAACCAAGGAGGTCACAAGAAGAACGCCTCTCAGGGGCTGTTCTCGAAGATATGTCGCATGCACCGCCCGACCGCGCCCTACAACGGCGAGTCGAAGACTATTGAGAACCTTTTCTACCGCTTTCAGAGCCAAGTGCTCCATAAGCACTGGAATTTCACGGGACAGAACGTGACAACTAAGAAGGACATAAGCCGCCCTAACCTTGAGTTCATAGAGGCGAACGTGCGCCAGCTGCCTACCTTAGACGAACTGCGCAACCAATATGCGGAAGCGCGGCGCGAATGGAACGAGATGCCTCACCCCGCTACGGGAAAGCCGCGCATCGAGATGTACCGCGAAAGCGTGAACCCGGAGACGCAGGCCGTAGGCGTGCACGACATGATAGACATGTTCTGGCTCATCACGGACAAGCCCTCTACGTTCGGCACACGCGGAATAGAAATCACGGTGAGGGGACAGAAATACGTGTATGAGGTGTACAGCGCACCCTGCACGCCCGACATGGAGTGGCGCAGGCAGAACACGCGCCGTCAGTTCTACGTGCAGTATGACCCCTACGAGATGACAAGCGTGCGCCTGCTCTATAAGGACAAGGCTGGCGGTATGCGCTTTGCCCGCGTAGCGGAGCCTCCAATGGTGATACACCGTGCCCGTCAGGAGCAGACCGAGGCTGAGAAGCGGTTTATACGCGACATGCAGGAGGCCACGGCGGGAGAAAGGGTGGAACGCGCCGTGAGGGGAAGGGAAATAGAACTTGACCATGGCGTGGCTCCCGAGCAGCACGGGCTGGCAACACCCGCCCTGAAAGGTTTGCCGGGCGAGGCGCAGCGTCAGATAGACAAGCGCGTGCGGCGTTACAACCGTGACCCCGAGGAGTATCAGTTGGGACGCGTCACGAAGCATATCAGCCTTACCACCTTCGACGAACTCGAGGAGCAGCCACGCGACTTTAAGAAAATAGCCGGAAACAAATTATAAATCAACATATAAACGAATTAAAAGTATGGCAAAGTTAAGCAACGATGAAAAACGCGCTATCCGCGAAGCACTTGGCGGATACGTGCAAAAATTCCCGAGTCAGAACAAGGCCGCCATGAGTCTCGACGGCACGAGCGCGGGTACTATCAGCAGCATTCTGAACGGCCGCTGGGAAAGTATCAGTGACGACATGTTCCGCTCCATCGCGGTGCAGATAGGTGCGGTGCAGACCGGGTGGCAGATAGTCGAGACCGGGGCGTTCCAAGAAATCAGTTTCGCACTGTCGGACGCACAGGAGTCGAAGAACGTGACTTGGGTGGTCGGCGAGGCAGGTTGCGGCAAGACCTCGACGGCAAGAGCCTACACGGAGGAGCACCGCGAGGTGTTCTACGTGCTGTGCAGCGAAGATATGAAGAAGGGCGACTTCGTGCGCGAGATAGCCCGAAGGGTTGGCATCAAGACCGACGGAAGCAACATACGTGAACTTTGGGGACTGATATTAGACGACGTGGTGCAGATGCAGCAGCCTCTGCTTATCTTCGACGAGGCGGACAAACTCACCGAACCCGTGTTTCACTACTTCATCAGCCTCTACAACAAGCTGGAGGACAAGGCGGGCGTGGTGTTCCTCTCCACCGACTACATCTGCAAACGCTTCCGTCGTGGCCTGCACTATCAGAAGCCGGGCTACAAAGAACTCTTCAGCCGGATAGGTCGCAAGTTCTTCGAGCTTGAGCCGACCACGGCCAACGATGTGCATGCCATCTGCCGAGCCAACGGAGTGACCGAGCAGAAGATGATAGACAAAATCGTGTCGGAGGCAGCTGGCTATGAATACGACCTGCGGCGCGTGAAGAAGACTATCCACAGGGAAAAGCGCAAGGAGGCGTAACGGGCTATGGGCAGAGCATTGAGCGTGAACGAGGTTCTGAACCAAAAGAAGCAGACGTTCCCTTTCGAGGGCAAGTGGGCGGAAGCCTTCGGCCGTCCCGAGCGGACGGGCGTGTGGTTCGTTTGGGGCAACAGCGGCAACGGCAAGAGCAGTTTCGTGATGCAACTGTGCAAGGAGTTGTGCAGGTACGACCGCGTTGCCTATGACAGCCTCGAGGAGGGCGACAGCCTGACGATGCAGCAGAGCCTCATGCGCCACGGAATGGCTTCCGTGGGGCGAAAGTTCGCCCTGTTGAACTGCGAGGCGATAGATGATCTGAAGACGCGCCTGCGCCGCAGGAAGAGCTTCAACATCGTGGTGGTGGACAGTTTCCAGTACACTCAGATGACCTACCGAGACTATATTGGCCTTAAAGAGGCTTTCCGCGACAAGCTGTTCATCTTCATCAGCCATGCAAGCGGCCGAATGCCTTCGGGAAAGGCTGCGGTGAGCGTGATGTACGACGCTTCGCTGAAGGTTTGGGTGGAGGGCTATACAGCCTTCTCGAAAGGCCGCTTCATTGGCGAAACGGGAAAGTACACCATTTGGCAGGAGGGCGCAGACCGATATTGGGGTAATATTGAAAACATAAAACAATAACAACGATGGAATACAAAGGAACTGAAACATTCCAACTCCTCGTCAAAAGTGCAAATGCCAGAAGCGTTATAGAGGAGTGGACAGAGCGCGATGTTCAATCAGACCTACGAGTGCGCCGCGCCAAGACCAAAGGGCATGTAGTGATTGAAACCAAGGACGTAATGTTCGCCTCGCTCATTCAGAGGTACTATCCTAATTGTAAAGTAAACATCAAAGACTGACAATGTTATGGAAAAGACAATATCCGAAATCGTTGACTACGCTTTGTCAAAGACCAAAGATTTCAGTAACTGCGACAGATACACCATTTTGGATGAGGTAAGCGGAAGGCTGTGGCAGGAGGCTGACAAGGCAATGGAGGAAGAATACTTCATGGACGTATCGAACGATGAATAATATCCACACAATACCGCAAATCTTAAAGCTGCAATCTTGAAAGGTTTGTTAGGGGGGGCGCGGTAAAATGGTAAGGCCTCGGAAACGCGCCCCCGTTTTTATTTCAAATTTATTTCAATATGAAGCAAATCACCAATTTCGCACGATTTTACACAGCGTTCAACCGCGTGCCTTGCCCGACGGACAGGGACGAGATGAAGAAGCTGCTGGTGCTTCAGTACACCGACGGACGCACGGACAGCCTCCGGGAAATGGCGCAGCAGGAATACGATGCCCTGTGCCGCGAGGTGGAGAAGTCCGTTCCAAACGACCCGCAACGCGAGATATTCAGACGGGAACTGAAGCGGAAACGCTCTGAAGTGCTCCACCAAATGCAGCTCTACGGAGTGGACACTTCTGATTGGAAGACGGTAGACCGCTTTTGCCTTGACAAGCGAATAGCCGGGAAGACCTTCCGCGAACTTGACACCTGCGACCTCGAAGTCCTCTATCGTAAGCTCAGGGCAATGAGGCAAAAGAAGAACAAGCAATAATCACCTTTTTAACAATCAAAAATTATGAACATCAAAGAAATGACACAAGGTCTGAGTGCCGAGGAGCGCAAGGCCTTAATTGAAGAGTTGAACAAGCAGGAGCAGCAGGAACAGACCAGCCGACGCGATGCGTATGAGACCATGCGCCGCCAGCTGCTTGAAGAAGTGAAGAAACAGACTAACGACACCGTCATCACGGTAACAAATTTCCGAAACTGGTTGGACGGCGAGGTGAAAGCATTCCGCGACGTGATGCGCGAGTACGGCCACATTAAAAAAGACGAGCAAATGAGTTTCACACTCGTTGAGGGCGACTTCAAGTTGGAGGTGCGCTCGAACAAGGTGAAGAGTTTCGATGAACGTGCCGATGTAGCAGCAGAACGTCTGATGGAGTACCTCAAGGACTACATAAGCGGCTCTGACAAGGGAGCGGACGACCCAATGTATCAGTTGGCCATGTCTCTGCTTGAGCGCAACCGCCAAGGCGACCTCGACTATAAGAGCATCAGCAAACTCTATGAGTTGGAAGACAAGTTCGACGATGAATACAAAGGTATCATGGAACTGTTCCGGGAGAGCAACGTGGTACAGGCAACTGCCATCAACTACTACTTTTGGAAGCGCGACGAAAACAACGTTTGGCACAGGGTTGAACCTTCATTCTGCCGTTTGTAAGTAGTTTTTGTTAAATACTTGAACACAAAATGCGGAGTTCCGTTTGGAATTTCCGCATTTTTATTTATAAGCCGTTATAAATGAGGTAACTTTGCACTATGAAGGGCAGAGATAAAGAACTGATTTCAGCACGCGACCGTAAACTTTATGAGCGGTATTACTATTGGACGGAAGTGCAGCGTCTTCGTTTCGATGACACGCTGCATATACTGTCCACACAAGAGTTCTTTATCAGCGAGAGCCGCATCATGCAGATTATACGCAAACTTATTGGCGAGGGGTATGAGATGGAAAAAGGCAAGAAACTGAAACGTCCAGGCTTTTGCGGCTTCAGAGGAGGCCGACCGAAACCGAAACCTGAGGACGGACAGCCGTCACTGTTTCCCGAATTGTTTCAGTAACCACACAAGAGTAGGTTATTTCATAGACTTTTATTCCGTGATACCATGTGTAGAATTTAGAGCGTTTGCGCATTAAAACTCCGTCGTCCATGGGGCGGTAGCCTTGCAATATCCTGTGCAGCCTTCTGCGCATTTCTTCTCGTTCTTCCACTGCTTCTTCCGTTCCACAGCCGGCGTGCGTGTCGTCATAACAGTCTATTATTAGTCGCACGCGGAGCATTGCATCTCCTTTTTGGCTTTTCCCGGCGATGTCGCTCCATTGCGTATCTGTGTTTTCTATGAGAACGGCCGGGAATGAGAGCGGGTACATGTCGCGCCGTTCATCATCCAAGTTTTCCAGTTGACCGTAATCTTCGTCCACAGTTGCCAATTCAGGCATCTCCTCGCTGATGTGCGCCACGAGGTTACATATCATCGACTCCATCTTTAATTTTTTTTATAGCGTCCGTAATAATTGTGTTTATCTTATCGGTGAGTTCCTTGCTTTCGCCTATGAATTGGCGTTGTGGGATATTGGCCTTTATGTGCAGTTTCGATTTCTTGGTGAGAGCCAACGCACGCCATTTTTCTGCCTCCTCTGGCAGTTCCTTCGGAAGTTTTCCCTTTCCTTTCACACCGGCAAGCGCATAGCATTTCCTCCACGCCATCTTCCGCATTTTTGGTGTAACCGTCGGGCTTGTCTCAACAGTTCCACCCTCGTTATGTATGGCAGCATATTCCACAGGGTTTGTTATCGTAACTACTCCGCGTCCCGGTTCTGCCTGAATGGAGCGCATGAGGTGGTCGCGCCGCGAGGTTAGTGGAGAATATTTTGCATCAGTTCCTCCGCCGTCCTGACGGCGCGTCCGTTTCCATGGTTTCACGCCTCCGTCTACGAAGCCTCCCTCTCGGAAGTTCTGCTTGAAGTGGTTGACGGCCACTATGCCCACCTTTCTCGGCAGGCGGTCGTAGACCTCGCGCTCGATTTCCTGTTTGAGGCGTTCCACTTTTCGCTCAAGTTCGCTCGCGTCGCTCATAGCAGCCAATACAGCAAGGCAGCCACGCCGCCTCCAAAAACGGTTATTATCCAGTCCACCCAATCCCACATGCAGCCATGCAACTTGTCTTTGAGTTCCAAGCAGCTTGCGGCAACAGCAGCAGCATATATGGCATTCTGCCCGGATAAGGCGCAGATGCCTACCAAGAAACCGCCAATTAGGTGCTTATAGCGGTTACTTCTTTTCAGAAAATCTAAAATCTTGTCCATTTATTGGTGAGTTAAATATTTAATATGTAATTTTGCAACAGAAGTAAGGGTTTTCTAAATACCGCGTCGGGTTGTAGTCCCGAAGGGAGAGGGTTTAGAGAACCCTATTTCTTTGGAATTTTACCATCGGAGATACTGTGTATATGAAATTCTCCCCATTCCATTTCGTGTACAATAATCGTACTCTTGTCACCGCAAATCTTTATCCCAAACAGATGATTTCGAATAACTCCTTTATGCTTACCTTCATCTGAAGTATCTCCATTATATTTAGCAGAAGCAAAGGCCTCCTTCAATTTCAGCAATAATTCGTTCTTTTCACGATAGTGTTCATGAGGTTGATTGAGCCATTCTTTTATTTTACGGTTTGAAATCGTTACATCGTGAGGGAATTTTTTGTTTCTCAACTTTTCAGCAGTTAAGAACTTGGCTTCTTCCCTTATTTCTTTTGAACGTCTTTTGTTGAAGAGTCTTATTTCTTCGTTACGATGTAAGCATCCGTCAATATACGGGCAGTTGTAGCAGTCTTTTGCCTTGTTCGAAAATAAGTTTTTCATGCGGTTTTTGAAGCCGCTTTTTTTATAGGCGAAGCATTGGCTGCATTTCGCGGGGAAATACGGGTGGGTGTCATTAAAGGTATGGCCATCTTTGCCGGGATTGTTCTCAAGTCCACGCTGTGGAGGTGTTTCCTCTATGTCGTCCAATACTTCGGGGTTGGCAGGTTCGTCCGTCTGTTCCAGCATACACTTGCAGTTCCAGCGGTCGCCCGGGTGGTGCTTCTCCCAAAACGGGTGGTCAACGGGCAGCGTCAGTTTCTTCTGCCAATACAGGCGGTGCGTACTTTCGGGTTCGGGCGATGTGGTGGGCATCCAGCGTAGGTTGGGCATAAGGTCCTTGTCTCGCTCAAAAAGCCGCCAGTCGGCCGCTGCGTGGGCACGCAGCACGGCCGTGTCGTATTCCGTGCGCAGCCAACTGCCCACATAGTGCGAGGAAATTCCCCTCACGTCCTCTGCCCACTGTCGGAAAGACTTCAGCTTGCCGTCTGGCGTAGTGAGTTTGGCAGCCATCTTCTCGCCCATCGAGTGAACCTTGAATGCGGCGAAAACCTCGTTGGAGTGTTTCAACTCACGATAGAACTCCTCCTCGTGCGTTGGCGGAACGTCAGAACGGCTCAGTCCGTCCACCGTTGCCTCGTTCATCAGGCGCAGGGCTTCGCGCCAAGCAGCCGGCTCAATGTCGCTGCCCGTGTCGAAACCGTTGTAGACTTTCCTCATGAAGGCAGACATCACGTCGGGCGAGAAACGGATACTCTCCGCAGCATTGCTGAAGCCATGGCAGCACGGACAGCCGTTCTCGTAGTAAAGGCTGTCTATCAGAAGTCGGAAGCCGCCCCGTCCGTTTCCGGGGCTATCCCGAAAAAACCCTTCAAACGCTGTTTGAACGATGTTTTGGACTTGTCCGAAGGCTTCTCCTTTTCGTCCGCTTCCTTTTTCCCGTCCTCGTCTTTTCGTGCGTTGAACTGCTGGCGCAACGCCTCCTTTTCGGCTTGCTTCTCCGCTTTCATCTGTTCGTAGTTCTCAGGCTTTTCCACGCAGAAGGTCTTGTAGAGATAGTCGTCTGAGATTGGCAGTCCCATCGATGAAAGTTTCTGAACAATGTCGATGTGCTGCGACGGGTTGACTTTATCATGTTTCGCATACACGAACTCTCCGCCCTCCACATTGAAGCCGAGGTCTGCGAAAATGGGGCGCATATAGTAGTTGAGGATGTCGAGAATGAAGTCGCGGTCGTCAGCGTTCATTTCGTCCTCCTCTGCCTTGTGCACGTTTCCGAGAGCCTGCGTTCCCGTTTCCTTTGCATCGGTGGTGAGCGTGTTGCCAAGCACGCGGATAGACATCTTGCTGTCCCAATAGTCGGCAAAGGTCTTGTACAGGTCACTCGTGCCCGTCTTGTTGCCAGCCTCAATCAGGTGCAGTTCGCTCTCTTTCGGGTGTATGTACACGGCATTCGACCCCTGTCTCTTGGCATCAATGATAAGGCGTTTGCGTGCTTCCTCGTCGCCGGCATCGTAGGTGTACTCGCGTATGGGCATACCGAAGATGTTGCAGAACCGCGCCCAGTCCGACATGTCGCCGCGCTTGTAGAGGACGGCAGGCAGCAGCTCTGCAAAAATGCCCAGTTCACGTTCCTTCCCAACAAACAGCATGTTGGGGAACATGTCTATGGGCAGCCCGTCCATGTCGCCCTGATACTTCAGCAGCCTGCGGTGAATGGGGTCATAGTGCTTGCGGTTGATGAGCTCGTAGCGAATGTTACCGTCGTCGTCCAAGAAGAACTGCACCAGCGTGAAGCCCCAAAACTCCGACCACAGCAAGTCCTTCCTCAGTTCCTTGAACCACGGAGAGCGCAGCTGGCTATTGATGGTGTCGTCCGGCTCGCCGTTTCGCTGAAACTCGATAGGTATTTTCGTCACGCCCCTTAGCCGCTTGGCAATAACGCCCGAGAGGTGGAGGTCGAGCAGGGCACTCTCATACATGTCATAAAGCCTCACCCTGTTGGAGTAGTCTATGCTCTTTGCCGACTTCAATGAGTTCATGTAGGCGTTCATGTCGAAGAAGAACATTTCCGGCATCTGTAGCACCACATCTGGCAGCCTCTGTCCCGGCATCACCTCCAATCCGCCCTGCGTGATGCGCTTTTCTGCGGGCTTCGAAGCCCTTTTTTGTTTTAGATTTTTCTTCATTGTCTTAAAGCATTGTAGGTCTTACTTCGTCTGCGTCAATCTGCCACCTGCTGTTGTCCTGCAGCACCTCTTCGGGCAGCAGCGGTGCTCCGTCTATGGTGATGTCGCCGTCCATCACCCCCTTCAGCCACTCCACAGCCCTCTTGTAGCGTTCCTCCCTCGTCTTCGATATCTTGTAAGGGTTGTGCTGGCAGAAGATATGGTAGATGGCAATGTCGAGCGCAAACATCAGCACCAGCTGGTTGCGCTCCTCGCCCACGGCCGAGAACAGCGCATCGCAGTCGTAGCACTTGTTCAGGTAGCCGCGCATCTCCGCAATGGCGCGGTTCTCGCATATCTCGATAATCTGAGGGTCGTATCCCGCACTGTCCTTACGCAGCAGCGCATCCAGTATCTCGCGGTGGATGCTTGCGTCATAGTCGTTGATGGTAATGAAATTGTCCATGTTGGCTTGTTTTTATTAAGAATAGTGTTTACATGCGCCAAGGGTTTGACTCGTTCATCTCTTCGTAACTCACCGTGACCACGGGCTCCAGCTCCATCGTCTTGCCGTCAATCATGGTGATGCCGCCCTCCACGCTGTCCGGGCCGTCGGCCGGGTAAGGCAGCGTGAGCTCGAACAGCTTGAACTGGCTGATGAGTTCCTGCATCATGGGGTTGTCTTTCTCCTCCTCGTTGAACACCCACGCGCACTGTCTGTCGATGGGTTCGAGGTTGGCCTCGATACGCGTGGCCTTGTCCGTCTTCTTGCGTTCGTCGCCCTTGATGTAGAGCTGCACGCCCCTGCGCTCCACCTCGTCGCGTAGCAGGGGCTTGAACACCTGCTGGTAGAAGGGGTCTTGCAGCTTGTTGTTCTCAATGTACCAGTACACCGTGGTCTTGCCTCCCACGTATCGGTTGAGTTCAAAATACCAGTTAATGAAGTTGGCGTTCGTTTCGCGGGCAAGGAAGCCCTTGATGATGTAGTACACCCCCTTAAGCTTGCCTATGAGCCACAGCGACTTGGCGCTGCTCTCCTTCTTGCGGCTGTCCGAATAGGCTGGGTCGCCATATCCCACAAGAAACTTGAACTTCCGCAGCGGAGGCACTTTGCCGAACGGCAGGTTGCGGAATATCTTTCCCTCCGAAACGGGGTTGTTGAAGTACTCCGCCTGCGCTGATTTGGCCGATATGTTGGCGAGCACGTTGTCAATCATCTCCTCCGTGTTCTTGGCCGGCCATGTGGAGCGACCATGCTTGTCGCGTATGTTGACGATGTCCCAGTGCCGGGCTATCCTACCGGCTCTTGCAATGCAGCAGTCCTTGGCAATGACGTTGCCGCACCACAGCACCAGCGTAGGCTCCGATATGGAGCGCGTGGGGTATAGCGCACCCTCGAACCATTCCCACTTCTTGCGCAGCGTTTCAGGGTTGCGGCAGTCCTCATCGGTGTCATAGTCGTCCATGTAGATGACATCGGGTCTCACTGCCTCGTTCCTCGCACCGCGCGGCGCAGACCCCGCGCCGAGAGCCACGAACTTAGCCCCGCAGCGTGCTGTGAACTCCGTCTCCGTCCATTGCCCCACGGTCACCTGCTCGCCGTAGAACTGGCGGATACGCGGGTTCTGCTCAAAGTTCAGCCTGTAAGGTGTGATAAGCCGCAAGGCCGACGTGATGGTGGCACTCGCCAGCACAAAGAACCGCTTGCGCCCTGTGAGCGCAAGGAACATAAGCACAAACATAGCAGTGGTGGACTTGGCCAGCTCGCGCGACCACGACAGCACCTCATACCACTCGTCGTGCTCAAGGATGCGGTGTATCGCCCTGACGTGGAACGGTGCGAAGTCATATTTGGCATACTTCGGGAAGAAGTACTTAATCCACTCCACAGGCTCCCTCTCCAGCTGCCTTTTCCGTTTCTCTATTTCGTGCCTTGTCAGTGCGCTGTCCACCGGCATGTCGCTGTTAGATCGGAAGAGCGTCGTGTAGGGAAAGAGTG